TTAATTGCTTGGGGGAAAATCAAATTTGGAACAAGCAAAGCTGACGTTTCTAAGAACAAAATAATGAAAGATTGCAGTGTTGGAGATAATGAAATAAGTATGGGGTTTGATGTTTTAGATGACATATCTAACACGTTTTCGCTTTCAAACTTATATTCGTTTAACGCATATTTTGAGGAAGATGAATTAACTTCAATTGTTTTGAAATCATACTCAGTTACTGCCGACCATATAGATGACCTTGTCCTCGATTGTAACACTCTTGCTAATATATTCCAAAAAAAGATGGGAACGCCTATTATGCGAGATGACAATATAAGTATTTTGGATTTCAACGAAGGATATGAGTTCAAATTCGCACAATATAAAGTTGGTAGTAAAAATGTTTTGATTAGATTAGGAGAGGAAAATAGCGGAGGAGAGTTTTATTATATCGTGACTATTTCAAATGATGCTTTTCCTAAAAAGAAACACATTCCAACAAAAGAAGAAATAAAGGCTCAGAAAGATGCGGAAGCCAAACAAAAAGATGTGCAAAACAATTCATTTTAGTATTTATGCAATTACAGATATTCAAATACCAGAGTGAGGAAGAGCAGCTGTTCAATGAAATCACAACAATTGAGATAGACGGAGACATTTGGTTTGTAGCCAAAGACGTGTGTAATGCCCTTGATATAAAGAATGCAAGAGATGCTATTTCCACATTAGATGATGACGAAAAGCTAACGTCGGTAATACCGACGGCAGGTCAAAGGAGGTCGGTAAACCTTATAAATGAGAGTGGGTTGTATGCCCTTGTTTTCAAGAGTAGAAAGAAGTCAGCTCACAATTTTAGAAGATGGGTAACAAAAGATGTTATCCCATCTATCCGCAAACGTGGGTATTATGGCAAGATTGACAGAGCAGCACTACCGAACTTCATTGAAAGGTACAAAGAGAACTACCATAAACTCCCAAGAGATTATTTCTCGGTCATATCGGAGATGTATGCACGTCTATATATGGAACTTGAAAAGGTAGGATATGTAATACCCGATATGGGCGAGCATGGCAAACAGATGATGCCCGATATTAGCGTAGGGCGTGGCTTTGCAAACTTCCTCAAACGTCACAAGTCCGAGTTCTATAATACGGCTAAAACATATCGGCATACATTTCCAGACGGTAGGGAGGTAGAAGCAAATATGTATCATATAGATGCTTTGCCGATGTTTATCCGCTACATCAACGAGGAATGGATACCTAATCACGCTATGGAATATTTCAAGAAGAGAGACCCCGTCGCATTGGACTATCTGCCTAAATTATTAGGTGTTAAATAAAGGGTAGCCATTAAGCTACCCTTTTATCTTGTTTCCTGATCATGATGTTAAATGCTTTATAATGAGAATAATACATGAGAAAATTACATTTATACGTATATTCGTGATCATGTCCTATTGGTAGGGTTTGGCTCTATGAACTTTACCCCTAATTTACAAAAAGTTCTTTCTGTATTCTGTGCATAGCCGCCTGTGCTATCTTTGAATTTCAGATGATAAACCTTTGCGCTATCTTTTGGTATGGTAATATCTATGTTGCCTTTATCCAACTCTTCATAGAAAGCATCTCTCTTTGCGACAAAATCACTTTGGGAACTCCCTGTAATGGTAAATGTAAGTGTTACAGTGCGCTCATTCGTCTTAGGGACGGAGTCGCAATATTCAACCCCATTCTTTGTCCTATCATTATTGGTGATGTAGTCTTTCTTACCAGCCTTTTCTCCCAAAACATCAAGGAACTTATCGCCCATAGTTACACCCCAAACTTGGTAAGCATCTTTACCATTAATGAATAAATCTCCTACCATAACTAACACTTTTTGAATATAATGGAACGAGATACAAATCCATTCTCGGTTACCTCACTTTCCACATAATCCGTTTTCCATTTTTCTCCTTTGAAGCGCACAACAGACCTACTACTTTGTAAGATAATTGTAGACATATAAGAAAAATCCACATCAACGCTCTCATCTCCAAAAACCAATTTCATTGTTTCCATATTCTCTTTCTTTAATTAATATTGTTTATTGAAATCTCTTCTAAAATCATTAACGCATGAAAGCATCTCTTTATTACCCATTACAATTTTTTCGGTATCTCTTGATAATGCTTTTTGCTCCATAAGGCTTTCAGCCCCATGTGTGCGCATCTCGTCAACCACTGCAAGAATTGTGCCTACTTTCCCATTGATATTTTGCAGTTCCTCTTTCGGGAATGACACTTGGATTTGCGGTGTATAACTATTGTTGATAATAGCACGATTACTATTGGCATAGTCGGGAGTAGATGAATCTATTTGAGAAATCAATGCTCTAATATCATCCATAGTGGCGTTCATTAAAGATAGCCTTTCTTTTATTTGGTCACGTGAGATATTCCCTGCCGTGGTGAGTGCAATGATATTACTTGCTTGCTCAAAGGTGATAGATGTTACTCCGTTAGCAGTTGCTTTTTGAGATTCGTTACTATCAACAAGTAACCCCATAGCTTTTAGCGATTCACGACGTTGCAAAAGAATATCTGACAAGCTGCTATTCTCCTTTCTGATAGCGTCTACTTCATTCTCTGTAAAGTTATCATCTTCGGCAGCGTCAGCTATCATTTTATGAATTTTCTTAATTCGTTTTTGGATATCAGAACTATTGATGAGAGAGTTAAGAATAGCCTTACCAATGACATTGTTAATGTTATTAGCAAAGGTTTCTGTGCCACTCTCCATATCTTCAAGTGCAGACAAGTAACTATCCTTAAATCCATCCCAAGAATATCCTGTTAGTTTCTCATTGAGTTTATCTGCTAATTCTTCAGCTTTGCCAGCACGCTCAATATACTCATCCACCAACTCCTTTGGGTTCTTATGTCCCTTGTTATTAAATAATTCTCTCCATGCGGTATTATTGTTCGCTTGAAGTTGCTTTAATAACTCGGGAGAAAGATTCCATAAATCCTCGGCTCTGCTTACTCGCTTATCTGACCCTAAAGATTGAAGAGTAGCATTAAAGCTAGTCCATATCTTTTTATTCTCATTTGCAAACGCATTAAAGGAACTTCTACCACCTAGCTTTAAGAATCCGTAACCTGTATTAGCGTATTCCTTTGCTCTATTATTGATAGCTTTCCTTTGGTTGGATTCCCATTCTTCTTCTGCCTTTTTGGCTTTCTTATACGCATCAACAGATTGAGAGTTTGTATTATCTTTCTTCTCAATGTTATTTGAAAGCGTATCAATAGCCTTAGAAAGTCCCTCATTAGCTTTTGCAAGGCGTTCTATCTCTTTCTCCATGGCAGTTTCATTACCACTACCGCCAAATAGAGTAATAGCAGCTCTCCCGATAGCTCCAGCCGATTCCATGCCATGAGCAGCAGCCCCCACAAAGTTCCCACTTTGGAAGTCTTTAATAGCTTGCATACCCTCTTTGCCTGCTGTCGCTATCTCTTTTGCGCCTTTCATAAGGTCGCTATCATCAGAAACGCCAAACTTCGATAATAGGTCGGGGAGGTCATTAAGATTATTCAATACCAAACTGAAAGCAGACATAAACGCTTTCATGTTCTCATTAAAGTCGTTTATGAACTTGTTTAACTTCCCTTGCGACTTTGAAACATCGTTGTCGGATTTCTTCTTTTGCTCGTTTGCATTAATAAGGTCACGCTCGCTTGCAGCAAGGGCATCCATTGCTTTTTGGACTTCCTTATATTGAGCACTATCTTTGCCGTATTTATCCTCGATCTGCTTGAGGATATTGTCAATGTTTGCAGTGGAAATATCTCCATTTACTTTTACCCCTGCATTTTCAACAGACTGGCGAGCGTTCCGTTGCTTTTCCATATTTCTCAATGTAGCAACAGATACTCTGCCCGCTGCCGACGCCTGCCTCTCTAAAGCATCTGCAACATCCATCTCTAACTTTCTTCGTTCCTTGCCATGTTCTGTGGAGAAATTAAAGAACTTTTTCTGCTTATCTTGTGAATCGACTATTGCATTGTTTACTTTCTCTATCTGCTCGACAATAGCTTTGTAGTCTGTCACATTGAGGTTATCGGATGAAAGCATTTCCCGAAGCCTGCCTTTTACTATCTCTAGCTGTTTTATCGTTTGATTCCCAATATCTCCAAAGATTTCATCCCAGTTGATATTGTCTTTTTCGTTTTTTAAATCAAAGTCTGCTATTGCTTTTGCTTTTTGTGCATTAAGAGAGAGCCTATCTCCTTCTGTTTCGGCTTTTGCTATCTTAGCGTCATACTCCTTTGCTATTGCGAGACGCTTTTCTTGCATTGTGCCGTACTCTTTGAGATAGGAGATTATAGATAAAGCACGTTTCTCATTAGTTGCTTTCTCCTCTTCCTGTATCTTTTTTACCTCTTCATCATACTTATGCCATGCTGCCTTTGTTTTAAAATCATAGTTCGTATGCTCTTCTGTTGTATATCTTTCGTCAGATGAAGCATAACTATACGATGTACTCTCATAGAAGTTCTTTCCCTTATTCTTTGGGTTTGCCTCCCATGCTTGTTTTGCTTGCTCGATACGACGCTGCTTGATGTCTTCAAAAGCTCTGTCGATAGCCTGCTGTTCTTTCTTATGATTGAGTTCTATTTGACGGAGTTTCTTCTCGTTGCCATCTTTGAGGATGTCAATCTCTGCCTGCTCGGTTTCGTTTGCTAAGTCCTCCGCTTTACGGGCATTCTCTATCTGTGTCTTTGTTTTTAACTCAAAGGCTTTCTCATTTGCCTCGTTCTGCTGCTCGACTGCTTTTTTTGCATCTTCTGCTGCTTTCTCCGCATCTTTCTGCGCCTTTTTTGCATCAGATACTGCCTTATTGTGTGCAGTAACAGCCTCTTTTTCCTCGCTTTCTAGAGTGTTCCCCGATAATTTCTTATAGTTATCATTAGCTGCATCTAACCTCTGTTGTGCTAATTCCACTTGCTTTACGGTAGATTTTCTATTTTTTTTAAGGTTCGCCAAAGCTTTCCTTGCCTTCAACACCTCAGCCTTTGCCGTATCTCTTGATTGCGCCCATCTAGGTTGTGACTTCCTTGATTCTATAATGCCATTTACATATGTTGTTAATTCTTGCCTTTCTTTGGGAGTTAACGAGACACCTTTCAATTCTTTATAAGGGAATATTATATTCTTTTTACTACCCCTAACTTTCTTCAATGTGTTTGCAAGCGTGGTAAGTCTGCGATTATCCATTTTCCCAATAGTTTCTTGGAAATTAGATACAGCATTTCCTGCCGCCGCCCTTTTTGCTTTATTGCTATATGCCGCAGATTGACCTTGAGCATATTCTAGCATATCTTGGGTAGAGCCGTCTGGTTGATACCACTGTATATTACGTGTTTTCTTATACCATTCTATAGCCCATGTCGCATCCTCTTGTTGTTGTTTATTCAAGAATCGCATATATTGTCCCTCTCCAGCCCCACTTAATAAGGCATCTCTCTTTGCTTTCTGAATTGCCTTAAATGCTCGTGCAGCTCTGTCAGCATCTTTTGATTTATTCTGGTAGCCCGACACGACCTTCTGCCCATCTATCATTGCAATCTCTCGCTTTAGGCGCAAATTATCTCGCAACCATCCATTTTCATCAATGTATTTCTGAATAATGGAAGGGTATCTTGAAATAAGAAGGTTCATCGCCTTTCTTCTGGCATCTGTTGCAGATTTATCATCACTTGCCACAGATATAGCCTGTTCTGTAGATGCATTATATTCTTCTTGCGCTTTTTCTGCCGCTGCTACAGCATCATTCACATCTCTCTGTGCACGTTCCATGTTACTTAGACCATCGCTTGTTGCAATTATTGCTCCTACTAATATTCCTAATGCTGCGGCAGCAGCAACATAGGGATTGGAGAGCATAGTCATGTTAAGAAGTTTTGTAGCCTTCTCCAACAGTAGTGTACGTGTATAGGCAAGAGTCTCTGCAATAGTATATCCATTTGTTGTCATTGTTGCTAAGGCTACAGCCGTTCGATATATTCCAAATGCTGTGGCAAGACCTACTATAACACGTCCTACTTGCTCGTAATTCTCAACGAGAGATGTAGCCGCCTTAACAGACATCATAACAACGCCCTCGCCCTTTGACCCTATCTCATTGAACATATTATCAAAACTTTCTTGGAGCATTGAAATCTGTCCATTGAGTGTCTTAGAACCCTCATCCGCCATGCCAAAGAATTTACCGCCTGCGGAGGTTGCAGATATAAACGCATCTTGTACCATCTTGGACGATATAGCACCGCTTGACATCTCGTTTTTTAGTTCGCCAATAGATTTGCCAGTCTTGCGTGAAATCTCTTCAAGTGGGTTGAAGCCAGCATTGACCATTTGCATAAGGTCTTGCCCCATCAATTTCCCAGCACTGCTCATCTGTGAGAAAGCAAGTGCAAGGGAGTTGAACTTGCCAGTATCACCCATAGAGATGTCACCGATGGCTTTCAGGTAGTCGATGGACTTCTCCGCTTCGATACCGAAGGATGTCATCATCTGTACCGCACCGACCATATCCTTTGTGTTCAAAGGCGAAGCAAGGGCATATTCTTTTATCTGCCCCATGATATTATTGAGCTTTTCTTCACTACCGCCTAATAATACTTTAAGGGATGTCTCCATGCTCTCAAACTCACCACGAACAGACATAATCTTACCTGCAAGCTCTTTCAACCCCATACCGCCTAACAGCATACCACTCATAGTTTTGAGTTTACCCGTAAGCAAGTCCATTGTTTGTGCAGTGCCACCGCCTTCTTGTCTTAATGAAGCATACTCATCACGGAGTTTCTTTACCGATAGTCTTGCCGTTGCCTGCTCTTGCGTCAACGAGAAAAGTGCTGCTCGCTGTTCTTCAAGTACCGACTTAGCACCTCTTACCTGCGAAAGGAGTCCATCTGCGTTGTCACTATTATTTCTCTTTGCATCTCGATAAGCCTCTGACAGCCTACGCACGTCCTCTTGCGCTGCACGCACAGCAGCCTTCTGAGCAATAATCTTCTCTGTAAAGTCATTGACACCCTGCGAAGCTGCAAATATCTTCTGCTTAAAGTCTGTTTCCATTGCAGCAGAAGCCTCGGCAATCTTACCAGTGACAGATCCTAATTCTTTAGATGTCTGTTGTAATTTACTATTCAGCTTATTAAAGGATGTAGGGTCTTGAATAGCATCTACACCTTTAATCTCCTGCTTTAATTTCGTTATCTCGTCTCGTAACCGCTGAACTTTCTCATAGTCCGCTTGTACACGGAATTTCAACTCTGCCATATCTACTTTCTTCTTCTGTTTGCGAGTTCCTTACCGCTGATTTTCTTCACCACATCACCGAAAGCCTCATGTTGTTTGTCTTTCTGCATGATAATGAGATTGCGATAAGGAATTTGATTAACTACTTCGTCATACGTCAGATGCAAGCTATCCATGAATGACGCTATTTGCCCCAAAAGGGTCTTGTTCCCGACTACTTCGGTGTTGCTGCCAGCAGGCTTGCGTTCTTCGTCAAACTGACAGCTTTCAAGAAAGGGTTTATCCCCACTAAGTCCAGTACAGATGTTAGAGCATCAATCACCTCTTCAAATGTCCCATCGCTTAATGTTTCTGTAAGCGAAGAATCTCCCTTTATAAGCCACGATAATGCCTTTGCGTATGACCCGCAATCCTTTGCAGATAAAAGCATATCCTTTATTGTTCCATCTTCGGTAAATTCCAACTCACTGATACACGATATAGCCCCTGCAAGCCTTTTTATCGTTGGTGGCTGCACGGGGTACGCCTTATTGTTGATATATACAATGGTAAAATCAGCTCCTATAATTGCGTCTGATATTAATTTACTCGCCTTGCTCATACTGAAAATAAAAAAAGGGGTGGAGGTGGTCTTTCGCCACGTTCCACCCCGAATTATCTTATAAACAATCCTTATGCGCTCTTAACTACTGACGCATCAAACCAATACTCTGGCGCAACGGCATCGATTGTAGGTTCAATCTCTGTTCCTACAACAGGCAAGCCAATAGCCTTATCGGTGCTTGCTTCACGTGCTGTAATGTCGGCACGAGGAATAACGATGTACTGGTCATCTTCGGTAAGTCCAACTAGGAACTTTTCAACTCTCACCTTGCCACTCGCACGCTCCCAATGCGTATCATCAGCAACACCACCGAGAAGGTCTGCCTTTGTCGCATAGTCGTACTCACCGAGTGTGAAGTTCATCTTCACTTCGCCCATCTCCTTGTCGGAGCGGTACACCTTACCCGTAAGCTGGTTCTTATAGTTGGTCTTGTTTGCCTCTGCCTCCTCAAGTGTCCATGTCTCACCATGCACATTCTTAACTTCTGTAGCAGTCTTGAGCAAATTGAAAAGCAAAACGCCTGTCAGCTTTGCATTGATTTTTGATGTATCTCCGTACCACAACTTCTTAATGTTTACGGCTGTGATGGTCTTTCCCATAATCAAATCGTATTTAATACGTTAAACAATAATCTACAATTAATAAAATGGCACTTCAAAGCAGTGTCCGCTTCAATGTGGATAGTCTCTACTCTATAGTTGTATCTTGTTCCGTCAAACTCGCCCGTTACATTTTTAAAGAGTTCTTTTGCCTTTCGCTCTAATTCCTTTAATCGGAGTGTATTGGCAATACCCAACCCCAAATCGGGTACACATAGATTAACGTCACAAAAACACTTCTCCCAATACTTGCTCGGTGTCTGTCCTTTCACATGGATAGTGATACGCTCTCCTTTAAGCTCGCCCGTAAGGGTCTTGCCAAAAGGTACAATCTCTATCCCAAACGCCTTACAATCTCGGTAGAGAATATCTGCTATGTCAGTAGTTACTATCATTCAAACATTTCTTTTAGTTTCTTTTCTGCTCTCAATGCAGGGTCACTCAATACTACAAATCCCTTTGCCTCGACAAAAGATGCGTAAGGAGCGGTGTTCTCTAATGTCAGTCCGTCCTTGTCTACATCGTACGTATTGGACGTTCTCAAAGTGAGAGTGTGGTCTTGGTATGTTCCGCTTTCTTCTGCGTCCTTAACGGCAGCATCGCCAACGTCTATCATACCTTTCTGAACCTCCCACTTAATGTCATCAAAGAACTCATCTACATCGGAGAAATCACTATCTATAACCATAATTCAGAGTTATTGAAATAGTTAGCATTCTTTACAATGTAAACCTTACCTTCTCCTCGTACGCTTTCTCCTTCAAGACATCTAACCTCAACACCTGCTTTAATATCGACATTCATCTCACATACTACGTGATAATTAGGTCTGTACACCTCACCATTGGGGGAGTTAAATTCCTTTGTTGTGTTATCATCACAACGGCACTTACAGAGTGTTACCCACTCTTCACCTCCCGTGTTAGGGATTGGGTGTCCGTACTCATCTTCTTGGAGTGGTGTTACCCTTTTAACCTGCAATATGTGTGGTGCAAATATCATAAGATACGTATCTTCGGTTTATTGTCGTTGAGTTCGTCCTTTAATCCGTACTTCTTACAAAGGAGAGAGTAATAGTCCTTTACGCCTTTAGTATTCCACGACATAGAGAAACCGCTCTCATTGATAGAAGTAGGACGAAGCAAAAGAGATGGTATGAAATGAGCGATAGCAACAGAAATAGAATCTACGTTATCACTCATCACATCGTCCTCTATATTTACACGTGCATTAAGAGACATATCCAACAAGTCAGCCTCCGACACTTGTATGCCGAAAGACTGAAACTTGTCTGATATGTACTTCCTTACGTTCATTTTGTCAACTTGGTAAGGTCAAATGTGGTAATGAGCGTTGGGTCTGCAATCTGTGGAATCCACTCTGCGGTATACTCTAAGTAACGCCCGTTATGGTCACGGTTAGCAGCTACAAGCATATCACCATCACCCGTTGGAGTGTAGGTCATGCCTGGCACTGGGTCGGTCTGCTCATAAGGAGTGTGGTAACGCATATAGCCAACCTTATCCTGTGGGAGGAGTGTGATATGACCATCTGCGTAAACCTGCACGTTCTTGCCGTTCTGCTCCTTTACGTAGTCATCCTTGATTTCGATAGCAGGGAGACCAATACCCGTGAAGAGGTCAGAAGCAAGGTCAGAAGTTACAAGACCCGTAGAGAGATACATCTGATTAGAGCCAAGCTGCATCTTAAACATATCACCAAACTCCGAAGAACCGATGATGTGCTTCACGAATGTGCCACGGCTCATAATCATCTTTGAGTACTTACCAAAGTCAGGAGCAAGCTCATTGAGTTTGTTCATGAGGTAAGTAACCATCTTCTTCTTTGTGCCGTCGATAACGTCACTATCCTGCAACTCGATAGCATTCATAGGAAGTTCGATGTTGAGGAACTCTGTAGCGTTCTGCTCTGATACTGCTTTGTCCTTATTGCGAACAGAAGCCTTACCCGTCATAAGGAGGTCGCCAACAACCAAATCCATACGCTTGTGAGCAGCAAGCATTACCTGACGATAATCATCGTAAATGAAACTGATGATGTCGTTGAGTGCTGACACTTGCCCTGTAGCGTTTGCCTCGTTGTACTTATCAAGCAAATCCTGCAATTCAGATAGGCGGTTTACGTCCATCTGATAGCGGTCGCCAAGATAAGCTATCTCGCCATAGCCCTCGCCCATGTTCTTACGCTCACGGATTGGCTTCTCTCCAAATTGCGAGTTGATAGAACCTGCCATCACACCACGAACAGAACCGATATAGTCCTTGAATACTCGTGTAGTGGTCTTACGCCAATCGAGGAACTCCTGCCAATAGATAGCGTCCGTTCTTGTTTGAAGGACACGATTAATAACTGCACCTACGATTGCAGGCTCGTTAAATAATGATTGAATAGTCAATGTCATAATATGCCCTTTCTTTTACTCGTTAAACTGGAAGTGAGGAAGATTGGCTTTGTCCTTTGCAGAGAAAGGAGTTACCAACTTCTCGGGTTCAATCTCAAATGCTCTCTGTAAGAGTGCAACGCAGTTAATGCCGTCTGCAACCTTATGAGTTTCATAAAGTGCGGAGTTTGCGACATTCTTAGGGGTTGTGCCGTCTGCTGCCTTTGCCTCAAACAATACATCGCCACTCTTCAATGCGCCCATAGCCGCACTAAGTGTAAGTTCGTCATACTCTGCCTTTGACTTATCGATAGCGTTAACTGTTGCGCCCTTAGTGCCATTGCCGAGGATAGTTCCCATAACAACGTATGAGCCCTTAGCAATCTTTACTTTGGTGTCAGTTGCACCAACATTCTCCTTTACGAGAACATTCACCACAATCTTTGCGGTCTTCGCCTTGAGGTCGGCTGCAATAGGAGTAAATGAAGGCACATAGCTACCTACTACCAATCCTGCGACATCAAGAACGTAATTGCCACGGCGACGAAGACCAGTAGAGACATCGTAACGCTCTTCCTGCTCTTCCTTAGGTGGCAAATTGTACTTAAATCCTGCCATAAATTACTTTTTGTTTTGTTCTACAATCTCTTGTGTTCCCTTGTTGATTTGTTCAGCAATGGAACTAATCTCGCTTCTGTGTTCGTGGTTTCCCTCTTCGGGAGACTTTGCGAACTGAAAACCGCTATTCTGCATTTCCTGTTTCAAGTCCGTGAAGTACTGATTAAGGTCTGCATCGTCAGCGATGGTCTTGCCTTTATAGGCAAATTCGGGGATTCCAAACGACTTCGCCACATCTTCAATCTGCGCATTGCGAGCGTCCGCCTTTGTCTTTGCGTCCATTGCGTCCATGCGGTCAGTGAGTGGCTTCAGTGCCGTCCCCAACGCTGCTGCAATCTGTGCAGCCAAACCCTGCGGATCATTAGGCTTTGGGTCTGTTGGTGGGTCTTGTGGCTTTGGTTCCTCGATTGGCTTTCCGTCCTTGATGTTGTGCTTCTTCTCGTAGTTAGAAACTGCGGTTTTCTGCGCACCATCAGCCCGATAGTCGCCATAGCTTGTTAGAACGTCTTGAAAGGAGATACCCTCAACGATAGAGTTTACCTTGCTCTCGTCCGTTACTCCTTCAGCTTTCTTGCTTGCGATACGCTGAAGTGTGGCATCCTCAACCCCTTGGAATTTGGTTTTAAGTCCTGCCAAAATTTGTTCGTAAATGTTCATACTTTATAAAGTGTTAACTTGAATAAATCTTTTCAAATTTACACATTATAAAAGGGGGATTTGTGTTTTTCAGTGACCGAGAAATGACAATAATACGGTTGTAACAAAAAGCCGCCTATACTCACGTACAGACGGCTGTAATAATACATAAACAGTTATATAATGAAGCTATTCTTGTGTTTGTGTTGTTGGTTGATTCTCCTTTTTTTCTTCTTTGATTTGTTGTAGTTCGTCTTGCAATTCGCCATAGTTAGAACAATATGCAATGCCATGTTCCATTGACCACACGCCACCACTGACAGCAGCAGCTGCGGTTTCAACCTTATCTCTTTCGCTATCAATCATGAAAGGAACAATCTCTGTGTCAATATTCACCGTCTTACTTGCGGCTTCAAGTGATGTGTTCAGCGTACCAATAGCAGATGTGAGGAAATTAACTCTTCGTTGGAAAAACTCTCCCAATTCCTCTGCGTGGTTCTGTACTGCCATGTGAGCAGCCATAAAGACATATCGAAACGCCGTACCGCTAAGAGCATTGCCTGTACCTTTGAGTTGGTCGAACGATATGCGAGGGGTGTTCGTCAGTCCGTATATCTGATTAAAGTAGGTTTCAATCTCCACTTTGATAGGGTCAGATGATTGGTTCCATGTGAGGTATTGTGCATTTGCGCCATCTCCCGTTAGCTGCATCATTCTGTTACGAGCATCACCGCTTAAATTGTCGGGTTGCAACTCACCAAAGAGCATAAGGAGTGGAAAGAAATGATTATCAATACAATCAGCATAGCCACTCAAACACTTCTCCAATCGAATACGTAACTGCTTAACCTTTGCGCATAACGGCTCGGGGCGAAAAGCATACATGACAGGGAGTTTCTGAAACTGATGTGCAAATGTACGTTCTACATTCTCCGACCATGTCTTATCAAGTTCCCACTGATACACCTTATATTCGGTAATAGTCATGAATACGGTATGCTCATTGCCGTCTAAATCTTTCTTCTTGTATTCACGGGAGAAAGCTATCATTTTACCATTATCATCATAAAAAGGATACAATGTATCGCCACGAAATGGGGACCATATTTGCGACTTTAACTGATATTCGGGTACTTTATTCCCAAAGAGAGACGCAATTCTGCGCTTAAGCTGCGCCCAAAAGCCATCATCTTTGACTACGTACCAATACTCCGCCACTTCCTGCTCTGATAGCCACGAACGGACTAATTTGCGGTTTTGAAATTTCAGTTTATTCTTCTTGAACACTTGCTTGATGGTTTCAAACAAATTCTTCTCTCCATCATCTTCGGGATTGCAGTCAAGTGTGGGTTCTGTACCTACACAAAAGGCGGTATGGATATTTACTATATCCTGCTCAATAGGAAGTGCAATGCGGTTAGGCTCTTTCATCTCATATTGTGCAGGCTCGTGTATTTTGTGTCCACTTTCGCGGTCAAAATCATTATATTCCATCTTTACAAGGATTTTAATCTTCTTGTAAAGTTCGGGATTCATGATGTCATGTTTCGTCATGTCCCAATCAGCAAGATTTGTTAATGTGTCGGGGAGAGGATTGCGCCTGCCCTTCTTAAGGTAGCTAATCTTCTTATCAATGTCCTCAAGTGCGAGGATGTCATCTAATGTCTTTATCATATTGTTATCCTGTTTATCGGGCAAAGGCTGCTGCCATATCGCCCTTTGGTTTCAAAATCTTTCCTAATAGTTGCCCAAGGACATAATAGCGAACCGCATCTATGCCATGGTTATACTTGTCTATTGGTTGGTTGATATAGTTGCCGTCCTTATCGGTGTCCCACACATACTTTCTGAACTCTGTACGGAGGTTATACGACCGCTCTGTAACAAAGATATGGTCAAAGGATAGCATCTTATCTATTCCTGCTATAATAGAGTTGCCGCTCTTATCTACGGGGTAAATCTTTATACCTGCGTTATGTATCTCTTGTATCAATCGAGGGTCTGCACTCTCGGAGAATACCTTTAAGTTGCCAAAGCGTTTGAGTTCATTTGTAATGTCAGATGACAACATACCTGTACGATAGAATATTTCATCAAGATACAAGTCATTATCAATGATACCGCAAAGTATTCCTGCACTCGGGTCGTGGGTAAAGCCGAAGTCATCACCAATAGCAACCTTTTTACACCATTTAGGAAACTCCTTAACAATGCCGATATGCTTAAATACTGCACCTTCCGCAACGTCTGCCCATCTACCCATGACGGTGTGCGCATATTTCTCGGGGTTGTTAGCTTTCATGTCCTCAACCTCCTTAATGAACTCATGGGAAAGGTTCTCAGCGTTGTCTAAGTAAGTACTATGGATATGTAGTACATTCGGATGTGTGCTAATCTGGACGGGTACGCCGTCATACATTACTTCCTGATGAGTGTTCTCTATAAATCGCTTATAAACCCAATGGTTATTATCCGTAGGGTTCATAACGATGATAATTCTGTTTTGTATTCCTTTCTGACGGATTGAGAGCATTATTGTCTCAAACTCTTTCTCCGATACCCACTCCTCTGCTTCGTCCACTACAAAGGTTGTAACGCCGTGAATAGATTTCAGCTTTGCCGTTTGGTTTCCAGAACTTGTCTTGATACCTCTAAACATGACTGCACCACCGCTGCGGAGGTTCTTTACATCCGTTTTAGTGTGCGTGTACCATTTCGAGTTGCCATCAAGCTCCACCTTCTCCATAAACTCGGGGATAACAGACATTCCCGCAGACACCATTGTATAACGAGTATAGAGTATCTGATGGACTATCCTCTTTGCAGGAGTAGGGTGTTTGACCTCGAACAACAGACGCTCAATGAAAGTAGAAACATTGAAAGACTTTCCACTTCCACGACCACCCGTTACAAGGATGATAAACTTATCCTTATTGTGGTACAAAGGAGCATATATCTGTTGAGGGGTTATTCTATTCATTCGTGTTATCGGTCATCCACTTGTCTATGTCAATACCATTCTCGGAGTACAAAGCATCTTCATCTGTCTGCTTGTTCTCCATCTTGCGCCATGTCGGGTCGTGATGATAGAGTAGGGTAGCGATAGCCTGCATATTAGGGGGTAACTCCATTTCCGTTTCTTGCACCACTGCCTTATCAGTGAGAGTGACCCACCCAGTGCCACCACAATAGGGGCATTTCTTGTCCGCCCCCATACACTCGCACTTATCTTGTACGAACTTAACTATCCTTGATTTGGTTTTCTTTCCACCTATCGCACCTTTGATGTATGTACCACGAAGCAAAGCGATAATTCTTGTCCGTCCATGCGCTAAGACCCTATGAATTTCATCCCCCCTGCGCTTATTTTCTTCCTCATCCCAACATTGATAGTTACCGTTCTTCATAGAGCCAAACACATCTGCGGATAGGTTGAGTTCATTCGCAATCTCCCCATCCGTGTATCCATTCATTGCAAGACCTTCTATGCGCTTGTAGAAATCTTCACTATCGTAGTCATGTTTTGGTTTTGCCATATCTTTTAACGATTATAATTTGCTTTTATCGAATATTCTCTTTACATTTGCAATATAGATTGATGGTCGCATCGGTAGCGAGGCACCCGAAAGGCTGCATATTGCAAGGTTCAACTCCTTCGCCAATCTACTTAGGGGCTTAATTGCCCCTATTTTATTTTTGTATATTGTGGTGCGTTCATTTTGTTTTTATCTACTACTCCAATAGAAACGACTTGATTGTAATATCGTTTACCTATCTTCTGATTAGGTTCTATCACAACTTTCAATACTTTACCTTTAGAATATTTCACACTTGATACATAGATTAGGCGGCTTCTGTTTCTGTCTATATAGACATTTTTCGGTTTCTTTACCGCTGATTCAACCATTCTAAATCTATGTATGTTAACCGTTGCTCCTTTCTGTTTCTTTGGGTGATTACGATATTTCAATATGGTTTTATCGGTGATAGCAGCAAGTTCGGACTTTACTACAATACCTTTCCGAGACAAGTCCCTTAGATATGCTTTGTTTGTCCTACCGAAGACATACACGGATTTCCTTACTCTTCCACTTGCAAGAACTTTATCTGCAAATCCTTGTAGGTCTCTTGTGTATCTCCGCTTGCTACCATTTAAACCATATATCAATATCCCTTCACCCATTATTCAGTTAAAAGTGTTTCTATCTTTTCTGAAAATACTTCACCTTTGAGGAACTTCTCATCGGGGTTAAAGCCGAACTTCTCACAAAATTCCGCCTTTGCCTCCCAATTATCGAATGATAGCATAAGATAAGCGTCCATGTTTGCGGCTGCCTTTGTAGCGGCTTGTTTCACTTCTTCTTTTACTTGCTTCATATGAGCAACTTTCTCCGCTCTTTCTGCTTGCTTTTGTGCTACTTCTGCCTGTCTTTCTTCTCTGACGGGTTCCATGAGTGTGTCGAGTTCATCAGCGATGGTGTTTTCTTCTTCTGTCTGGAAGTGGAAATCAACACCAATAATATCGAGGTCTTGCTCGGTCAGTCCTGCATCCTTGTAGTCAATATCGGGGATAAGCTCACGGAGTGTGTCGTAATCCCACTCTCCTTGCGCTGATGGGTTGTTGAGTAAGATAAGCAGCTCTTTCTCTTCTTTCTCCTCAACTTCTATCAAGTCCACTCGGATAGGGTAGTCATTATCCTTTGTATCGGGGTTGTACTTTTGGAGTTCGTCCATGACCGAAAGGCGTTGATGTCCACTTACAAGAGTATATCCTGTCCGCTTGTTCACCACGATACCTCCGACCATGCCAAACTTCTTTATACCACGTTTGAGAGCCTTGCGGTTCTCTTCAGGAATAGTACGAGGGTTCTGCTCGTGAAGTTTAATTTGAGAGCGTAGGAGTTCCACGCTCTCTGATGTGAAGTATTTGTTATCCATCTGACTTTTCTCTTTTAAATTGTTATCCTGCTACTGCGCCATATCCGTGCTGCTGAACTGCACGACTTTCCGCCCTTGCAATAAGCCTGTCTCTTGACTGCTTGGCTCTACGGCTCAAAGCACTTGTTTCCCAAGTATTCTTTCTCCGCCAATTCGCCTCGCTCAATCTTTCAGCCTGTGCGTAAATTTGTCTAAGAGTTTTTCTTGCCATAATTATTACTTGTTATCCTGTTTATAATTTTCTTCAAATAAAATTCTCTCGCTCATTGGAAACACTTTGTATATCTTCTCTAAGTCCTGCGGATAGTGCTCGTTAAGCCATGTAAAGCAATCTATGTTAAATCCTAATCCGTTACTTGCCTTGTTGCCGTATAAAACTGGCTGCGGTAAACGCTTCATACGCATATATGCTTTAACGTCTTTCTGTGTCCATGAAGCAAGAGGATAAACTAAACCGTTATTCTCATACTCGTTAGCTTCATAACCTTTGAGCATAAGATTTCGGTTCATTCCGTCCGCTTTCTTCATACCTAAGAACGTATAGTAAATACCTGTCTTTAACCTCACCGCCTTAATCACGTCAGCGAGTTTCAGCAGCTTAACTTTAGGATTAGGTACGCAATACAGACCGCCACGAAGTATATACGTTAAATTCCAATGAGGAACTTGCATGAACTCTACCTTTGGATATTTCTTCTTTACCCACCTTATCCAACCATTGATGTGGTCTAAGTCCTTAACGAAGGACATAAACACACATACAACCTTTTCAAAGTGTGGATAGACTAAGTCCAATGTAACGAGCGAATCCTTACCAAGTGAACACATAACGATGCAAGATGACTGCTTTTCAGCCACCCTGCATATTACGTTATGTGCTTCTTGTAACTTGTTCATTATCCTGCGCTCATTCCAAAGCCCTTACGGAGCTGCCTATATACAGTCTTATGACTGCCCAATTTATTACCAGCTACCAACTGATGACGTCCACTATTGCCCAGATAAGAACCTGTTGCACCTGCGATACGACCTTTCAGTGTTTGTGCATTTCTTCTTGCCATAATCTAATACCTATTGAGATTACACTTTCTTCGACTTGTCTCTTATGTTGTGCGAAAGTATCTTACCCAAATCAAACACTACTTGCTCGGCTACCCATACAAGTGGATTGCCATCTTTGTCCCTGCCGTGCTCATAGGTGATAGGCTCGTTATTATCATCTACGAATATCTCACAATGTGCGCCCAAGACCTCAATAAGTGCGCTGTCTCTATCTTTGTTGTAGCCAACATAGAATTGAATAGCATCATACTTGATAGGCTGCGCATTACCGTCTGCATCTTCGATTTCAAACCCTTCTTCATCAAGCTGCAATAGCTTCTTGATAGTAGTAGGACGAACCTCACGAAATTCTTGCACCTTACGACCTGCAAGGATAGCATCGAAATACTTCTGTTTGATAATTAGATTCAATACTTTCATACGACTTTTCTCTTTTTTAATGTATCACAAAGATACGGTTTAACATTATTATATTTAGAACCCCCCCGCCCATTAAAGCCACAACGGGCGGATTGTTGCAAAATCATTGTGAGGCGGTGGTTAGCCGCCTCGTTACCTTTATAGATTCATGAATTTTTCTCTACCCGTAACCTCTTTAAGGTTGAAGAAGTCAGCTTTTGCAACTCTTCTTCTGCGTGCTCTATTTCTCTCTATGTCTTCGATAGAAGATTGGTTCAAAGCCTTGCTAAATGATGCGAGAACATCTGCGTCTGTGAAAGCGTCTGCGTTCATAATCATATATTTAATTGTTATTACTTTGTTTTTTAATCACGTTGCAAAGATATAATACAAATATGAAATAATCAAATAAAAATATA